AAACCGATAAGAGTAGATACGAATTATATAGTTTAATATGGCAAAAAAAATCATAGAATTATCAGATCCTAAATTACGAAGTTTACTTTCAAATCAAATTGAAAATGCGTTAGGTTACTTAGGAGGTAATCTTTCTCAAAGCAGAAGAAAATCTTTAGAATATTATTTAGGCGACAAACTTGGAACAGAAATAGATGGTAGATCACAAGTAGTATCAACCGATGTTGCCGACACTGTTGAAAGTTTATTACCAAACTTATTAAGAATATTTACTGCATCTGAAAAAGTAGTTCGTTGCGAACCTGTAACAGGCGAAGATGTACCTCTTGCCGAACAAGCAACTGCTTATCTCAATCATGTTTTCTACAAAGACAATAATGGTTTTCAATTATTATATAATTTTTTCAAAGACGCACTAATTGAAAAAAATGGTTTCTTAAAAATTTATTATGACGAAAGCGAAAAGGTTGAACATGAAACTTATAAAAATTTAACCAAAGCTGAAAAAGATGCTTTATCAGATACAGATGATGAGATTGAAGAAGTTGAAGAAGAAGTATTTGAAGATGAAAAAGCTAGAGAACAATATGAAGCATTGTTAGAACAATACGAAGATCAAGGAGTAGATGTTTCGCAAGTAGAAAAACCAAATTTTGATTTATATAATTGTAAAATAAAAAGGATTACTAAAAAGGGTAAAATAAAAATTGAATCAATACCACCTGAAGAATTCTTGATAGACCGAAACGCAAAATCAATCGAAGACGCAGACTTTGTTTCGCACAAAGTTTTAATGTCAAGATCAGACCTAGTTGCTATGGGTTATGATGAAGAAGAAGTTAATAATTTACCTACGTCTGAAGAAGATATTTACAATACAGAAGAAATTACAAGACAAAGAAATATTGATGAGTTTCCTGTAGATAGTGCAACAGATAAATCTACAGAAAAAGTTTTAATTTATGAGTCTTATGTTCGTTATGATTTTGATGAAGATGGTATTGCAGAATTAAGAAAAATTATTTCAGCAGGTGATAGTGGTTCTATGATTTTAGAAAATATGCCTTGTGATGATATTCCATTTGTAACTGTAACACCAATTCCTATGCCACATAGATTTTATGGTAGATCAATTTCAGAATTAGTTGAAGACATACAATTAATGAAATCAACTGTAATGCGTCAAGTGTTGGATAATATGTATCTAACAAATAATAACAGAGTAGCGATCATGGATGGTATGGTTAATATGGATGACTTATTAACAACTAGACCTGGTGGTGTTGTTAGAACTAAGCAACCACCGAACCAAGTGATGCAGCCATTACAAGCTCAACCAATTTCACAACAAGCCTTTCCTTTATTGACATATCTTGATAGTGTTAGGGAGGTGAGAACTGGAGTTACTAAACAAAGTCAAGGTTTAGATCCAGACACTCTCAATGCTAAAACCGCAACAGGTGTAAATGCGTTAATGACGCAAACTCAAATGCGATCAGAATTGATTGCAAGAATCTTTGCCGAAACTGGTGTTAAAGATTTATTTAAAAAAATATTTGAACTGATGGTAAAATATCAGGACAAAGAAAGAATTGTAATGATTAACAATCAGTATGTTCCTGTAAAACCTACTGAGTGGAAAGATAGATTTAATATTTCTATCGTTGTTGGCTTAGGTACAGGTTCAAAAGAGCAACAATTAATAGTTTTAAACTCAATTTTAGAAAGACAACTTCAAGCATTCCAATTACAAGGTGGAAAAGAGATGCCAATGGTAACTTTGAAGAATATGTATAACACTTTATCTAAAATTATTGAGAATGCAGGACTAAAAAACATCGAAAGCTACTTTGTAAACCCTGATGTCGGTAAACAAATGATGCCTCCACCTGCTCCACCACCTCTAACACCGATTGAGAAGATAGAATTTACAAGAATTGATGCTGAGAATAAGAGAAAAATTGCAGATTTAGAATTACAAGCTCAAGAACTGCAACAAAAAACTCAACAAATGGCTTTAGACTTTGAAGCGAAGATAAAAGAGATGGCATTAAAATATAATACTCAGTTAGATACTGCAAAAATTAAAGCTGATGCAGATTTAGACAAGATGATGATGGCTGGAGAAAACAAAATTCTTGAACAAGCTACAAAATCGACTAATATGTTCAGTCAACAAGTACAAGGATTAAATGGAAACCAAAGACAAGGCGGAGAGGTCGCTGGAAGTCAGCCGATCCCACCAAGCCAAGCAGGTACTAGAGAATAAAATTTTTATAGAGGCAATAGAATCTCTAAAAAAACTTTATTCTGAGGCACTGTTAGAAAAAACAGGTGCTAAAGAGAGTGATACCAGAGAAAAACTTTGGATTGCCTACAATGTTGTTGGAAAAGTCGAACAACATCTTCAAACTGTTATTGAAACAGGTAAACTGGCTCAAAAACAATTAGAAGATTTTAGAAAACAACAACAGCAAACAAAATTTTAACTATATAGTTAAAATAAGCCAAGTCTAAATGACAGCTTAACCATAGGAGGACTTAAATGTCTAACACAAACCCATTACTGAATAATGATTCAGTACAAGGTGCTGCAAAGTCTATTGAAGGTTTAATGGACACCAAAGGTGTTATCAAAAAACCACAAAAAGAAGCTGCACCAGTTGAACCAAAAGAGGAAGTAGAAGCGAAAGCTGAAACAGAAACTGAGGTTGAACAACAAGCTGAAACTCAACAAGAGGAAACTCAAGAAGTTGCAGAACAAGAAGAAGCATCTGAAGATCCAAATGCGATTGAAGAACAAACAACCGATCTACACCAAGTAACTGTAAATGGTGAAAAGATTGATGTTGACCTTGAAGAATTAAAAGCAGGTTATCAAAAAGATGCCGACTATAGACGAAAGACCGAAGAACTAGCGATTGAAAAAAGAGAAGTTAGAGCTGAGGAAGATCGTCTGAAAAACCAGTATTCAACAAAGATGGAAGATTTAAATTCTTTAGTCGCTACTTTGAATGCTGAAATTAACAATGATATGAATTCTAAAGAGTTAGATGCTCTTTGGGAGGAAGATCCAACTGAGGCTGCTAAGGTTGATCGTAGAATTCAGAAACGAAAAAATACGATACAACAAGCACAGCAAAAACTGAGAGAACATCAACAAGCTCAGTTTCAGGAAATACTAAGAGAAGAACAAAAAAAACTTCACTTAAAACATCCTGAGATTGCTGACCCTATTAAGGGTACTACAGTGAAATCGAATATTATGAACTACTTAAGTTCTAAGGGATTTTCAAATGAAGATGTCGCTAGAATTTATGACTCAAGATATTTCGATGTGATTATGGATGGTATGAACTATAATAAATCTAAGTCAGTTAAACCTGGTTTAGTTTCTAAAAAAGTTAAACCAACTAAGTTTGTTAAGTCAGGCATTAAAAGTACAAAAGAAGAATTAAACTCTAAGTCTAGGTTGAATCAAATCAAGACGTTGAAGAAGTCTGGTAATCCAAAAGATGCAACAGACCTTCTACTTCGTTATTTATAAACAATAACCTAACAAGGAGATAAACAATGGCTGTATTTCAAACATATCAAACAGTCGGCATAAGAGAAGATTTGGCAGATATTATTTATTCAATAGCTCCAACAGAAACTCCTTTTATGTCTGGTGTTGCTAAGACACAAGCAACAAACACATCACACCAATGGCAAACAGATTCATTAGCTGACGTTGCTGCTAATCATGCTGTTGAGGGTGCAAGTATTTCGTACCCAACATTGAGTGCAACAACTAAACTAACAAACCACACTCAGATTTCTACAAAAGCGATCCAAGTATCAGGTACAAATGATGCTGTAACATCTGCTGGTAGAAACAATGAGTTAGCTTATCAAGTAGCGAAATCTGCGAAAGAATTAAAAAGAGATATGGAAACTGCTCTTTTATCAAACGTAGCTGCTGCGGCTGGTAATGCTACAACTGCAAGAAAATCTGGTGGAGTTCAAACTTGGATTTCATCAAATGTTGATGCAGGTGCTGGTGGATCTGGTTCTGGTGGCGGTGCTGCAAGAACTGATGGTACTCAAAGAGCTTTCACTGAAGATCAGTTGAAATCTGTATTGAGATCATGCTTCGATGCTGGTGGAAACCCTAACATGATTATGGTTGGTGCTTTCAATAAACAAAAGCTATCTGGCTTTACTGGTGGTTCAACTAGATTTGACCAAGCAGAAGACAGAAGATTAGTTACTTCTATTGACGTATATGAATCAGACTTTGGAACATTACAAGTTGCTCCAAACAGATTCATTAGAGGTGCTAATGCAACTGCTGCTAAAAAAGGTCAAGATGCTTTAGTATTAGAAATGGACTTCTTTGCTGTTGCTTTCTTAAGAGATTTTGCTCTACAAACTCCAGCTCAGACTGCTGACGCAGATCAGAGATTTATGGTTGCTGAGTACACTCTTGAGTCAAGAAACGAAGCTGCAAGTGGTGCTGTTTACGATCTAACAACATCATAATAAATACTTTTGGTGGGGGAGTAATCCCCCATCATTTAAATTAATAATTTTGTTTGGTCTTTGAAGATTTGAAGTCGGAACGAAGCAAATAAAAAGGATAAAAAATGAGAACATTAAACGATTACTTTATAACTGCTGAGATTGAAGATATATCTACAGCTTCATCAACTTTTGTAGCAATACCTGATGGTGGTAAAATAATTAAAATTATTACTGCTTTACAAGGTGCAATATCTGGAGGCAATGCTGCAATAAGTTTTGAAATAGGTGGCACTGCTGTAACTGGTGGTGGCATAACTGTTGCTCACTCTGGATCTGCTGCTGGTACTGTAGATTCTGCTGCACCTACTGCTGCAAACAGAGTAGAAGAAGATGGAACTATCGAAATGATTACTGATGGTGGTTCTACTGGAGCTAAAAAATTACTTGTTACATTTGTAATTAGAAGATAATAAACACATGAGGGGATCTTGCCTAGCGGTATTTCCCCTCTACCTAATAGGAGAAAAATATGAGTTATAATTATGCGTTAAGACCTGGAACTACTCAGAAACTTAATACTAATAATTCTTCAACAGCTTCTGCTGCATTTGGTTCACAAACTGAATACATAAGAGTGGTTGGAGATGCTAATTGTCATTTTGTTTTAGGTGCTTCACCTACAGCAAGTGCAACATCAGCTTTATTACCATCTGGTGAAATAGAAATATTTAAAGTTTCACCTGGAGAAAAAATTGCAGTATTTCATGGTTCATCTACAAATGTATATATCACTGAAATGAGTGCTTAGTGGCAAGACAAAAGTTTGTTCATTTTGTTCCAAGACCAAAGCCTAGAAAAAGACCTGGCAAACACAAAAAATCTCAGAACAAAAATGAGAAACGACAAAAGAAACAAAAAAGATATAAAGGTCAAGGCAGATGAAAAAAGAT